GAGGACGACGGCACGGTCGTGGTCAACGTGGATCACGCCTGGGTGAGGGTGCCGGTTAGGGACATCAGGTTTTAGGAGCCGCCCGAGGCAGGACGCCAAGGTGCGGTAGGAGGCGGCAGGACGCCGCAGAGCAAGGACGCAACATCACCGGCCCAGCACGAAGCGAAAGCCGGATTTTTCACACGAAAGGACACGGCAGATGAGCACGGAAATCAGCACACACAGAGCCAGCACAGGGCTGGCACTTCAATCGTTCGATGACGCCTTCCGCTTCTCCAAGATGGTGGCGGCGTCAGAGTTCGCCCCAAAGGACTTCAAGGGCAAGCCCGAGTCGTGCATGTTGGCGATCCAGCACGGCAGCGAAGTCGGACTCTCGCCGATGCAGAGCCTTCAGTCGATTGCTGTCATCAACGGCAGGCCGACGATTTGGGGCGACGCTGCTCTTGCCTTGGTGCAGAGCAGCCCGGTCTGCGAGTACGTGAAGGAGTACACTGAGGGCCAAGGCGACAACCTCACGGCTGTCTGCGAGGCAAAGCGTCGCGGCTACCCAGCACCGACAGTCAGCCGGTTCTCGATGGCTGACGCCAAGCGTGCCGGGCTGGCTGGTAAGGCTGGGCCGTGGAGTCAGTACCCCGAGCGGATGTTGGCACTGCGTGCTCGTGGCTTCGCTCTGCGTAATGCGTTTGCAGACGCTCTGCGGGGGCTGATCACCGCTGAAGAGGCACAGGACTACCCGCAGCCGGTCGTGGCGTCTGAGCCGGTCGTGGTGCGTCCCAAGTTTGACAACGACGAACCGCGACCGGCAAAGGTCGTGCTATCGCCGAAGGTCAAGGCAGAGCCGCAGCGGACTCGGGCCGAGGCCGGACGTCTGGCAATCAGCGCCGCCAAGACCATAGAGGCCTGCGAGTCGCTGCGTTCCAAGCTGGACACGTACCACGACGCCGACGAGATCACGGACGCTGAGTTCTCGGAACTTACCAAGCTGCTGATGGGCAAGGTTGAAATCCTCATGAGCACCGAAGAGGTGACGGCATGAGCAACTTGTACAAGTCCAGCGTCAGCGACCACGGCTTCACGCGAGAAGGCTTGGGCTACTTCGTCCAGCACGGCGAGACGTTGACCGTTGGCGGCGACGCAATGGTCAAGCTGACCGGCGGCGTGATCGTCCCTGCCCGTGGATGGCACGCAGAGTTTTCAGACGCCGTCCTTGAGGCGGCACAGCGTATTGAGGCACTCGGGCACCGGCTGCTTTCGCAGGCCGACAGGCTCCGAGTCGAGGCAGCAGCATCGAAAGAAAAGGTGACGGCATGACCAAGCCAATTCGACCGACGACCAGTCCCTACTGGATTGAGCAAGCCCGGCTGCGTCGCATCCGCGAGGCCAACGACATCCTCGCCGAGCAACAAGAAGAGCAGGACAGGCTCAACACGTTCCCGCTTGAGCCGTGCAGGATCCCGCCAGAGTGCAGGACGGACATCGTGGTCAAGCCGGGCAACCAGCACGCCCAGGCGGCTTTCAAGGAAGGGCGCGAGGACGAGTACATAGACGCCATGCAGGGGCGCTACGGCGGGGATTACTAGACGACTTTGCGACCGGCACGCCATTGCCGCAGGTGCTTCCTTCATCGGCACCATTGGTCGCCAGTTGAGCACTCAAGAGGCGTTGTATCAGTGCAGTCGCTGCCTTCTTTCTCCGAAGGTGAGGCGACCGGATGCCGCACGACACGCGGCCAATACACACGAAAGGAAGCGTGACCAATGATGCTCGATTTGATTTCTGACTGGTGCAACAAGCTGCAACGTCTGCCGCTTGCACAGCAAGTAGAAGAACTGAACGCCGCACGTCGGATGATTCACGACGCCGGGCCGTTCAAGCGAGAGCCGGTGGATTGCATTCAGTGGGTGCATACCGACAACATCCAGGCGAACGACTACAACCCGAATAGCGTAGCGCCGCCGGAAATGGAGTTGCTCAAGCTGTCCATTCTTGAGGACGGCTACACGCAACCCATCGTCTCGTGGAAACGCGAGGCGGCTCACGAGGTGGTTGACGGCTTTCATCGTAATCGCGTTGGTCGCGAGTGCATGGAAGTCCGGCATCGGATTCGCGGCTATCTGCCGCTGACGATCATCAACAACGACCGTGAAGATCGAGGCGACCGCATCGCCTCCACGATTCGGCACAACCGTGCTCGTGGCAAGCACGCCGTCTCTGCGATGAGCGACATCGTCATTGAGTTGAAGCGTCGAAACTGGTCGGACGAAAAGATTTCCCGTGAACTCGGGATGGATCAAGACGAAATCCTTCGGCTCTGCCAGATCAGCGGCCTGTCTGAATTGTTCACGGACCAAGAGTTTTCCAAGTCGTGGGACGTTGAAGGGTCTGTGTCTGAAGCAGATTTTGCAGAACTCACCGACGACGTGCAGAGCTACGGCGAAGACGAGACTGCCGGATTTCGGACGGTGAACACGTCCGACGAAGGGCGGGTCTTTCACACCTACGAGAAGTGGGAGTGCCACAAAGCCGGTTTCTATGCCACCACAAAGGACGGCATGAACAAGGCTCAGTGCGAAGCCGCCATGCGAGACCTTTTGGCAGACATTCCGGCGTTCAAGAAGGCGCTCAAAGGCGTCATCACCAAGTGGAAGCACAGCTGCGAGCACTACCTGACCAACGGAGCCATGAACCGGATCGCCTGGCTCGGGCAAGCGGCTGCGTGCTACTCGCTCGGAATACCGGCGGTCTATCGAGGCGGCTTCTATCTGCTGACAGCCTCGCAGCAAGACGCCGCGAACCGCGCCGCATTGGACGCACTCAACAAGTGGCTCAAGGCAAACGACCGCGAACTGGTTGACATGGACGCTGCCGCACCTGACCGCGAGATGGAGATTTACTAATGGGAATCAAAAAGTACAGCGACGTTGACGTGCTGTCTGCCGCCCGGCGGCGAATCGCAGAGACGTTCGACAACTTCGAGAGAATCTACGTCGCCTTCTCTGGCGGCAAGGATTCAAGCGTGATGATGCACCTTGTCATGGACGAGGCGGCCCGACGCAATCGAAAGGTCGCCGTGATGTTCATCGACTTTGAGGCTCAGTATTCCGAGACGATTGCACACATTGAGGAGATGTTTGCCCTCTACGGAGAGCACATTGATCCGCACTGGATTTGCATGCCGATGCTGCTCCGCAACGCCGTGACGAACTACGAGCCCAGGTGGACGTGCTGGGAAGAGACCAAGCGTGATGCGTGGATTCGTGACAAGCCGATGGGTTGCAAAACGGAACGCGATTACCCGTTTGCCGTGGCAGGGATGGAGTTTGAGGAGTTCATCGTTCTGTTCGGCGAATGGTACGGCCAAGGCGAACTGACGGCAGGCTTCATCGGCATCCGTGCTCAAGAAAGCCTGCACCGTTACTGTGCGATTGCCACTTGGGAAAAGCGCGGCAAGACGCTTGGAGGCAGGCGTTGGACGACCAACATCGTAGACCGCGTGTTCAACGTGTACCCGATCTACGATTGGCTAACCGAGGACATCTGGCGCTATCACGCAAAGCATCCAGAGAAGCCGCACAACGGAATCTATGACCGGATGAACCAAGCCGGCGTGAAGCTGTCGCAGCAGCGTCTTTGCCAGCCGTTCGGGGATGACCAGCGCCGTGGCTTGTGGCTTTACCACATTCTTGAGCCGCAAACGTGGTTCAAGCTTGTGGCTCGCGTCAACGGAGCCAACAGCGGCTCGCTGTACATCGAGGAAAAGGGAAACATCAACGGCTACCACAAGATCACGAAGCCGGATGGTCACACATGGAAGTCGTTCTGCAACCTTCTCCTGCGGACGATGCCAAAGAAAACGCGAGACCACTACACGTCTCGATTCAAGAAGTTCATTTGGGGTTGGCGGCAACGTGGGTACACGTCAATTCCAGAAGAAGCCCCCCCGGAGCTTGAGGCTAAGTGCTGGGCACCTTCGTGGCGTCGCATGTGCAAGGTGCTCTTGCGAAACGACTACTGGTGCAAGGGTCTCGGCCAGACGCAGCCGAAGTCGGAAGCGTATGGAACCTACATACGCCTGCGTGACGCCAGGCGAGCCGAGGCGAAGCGACAAGAGGACCAGCGGAAGCAGCAGGCACGGTCGCAGAAACGACTTTTTGATGCGGAGGCTGTGGCATGACCCGCCCCCACTACATCACGCCAGACATCGAGGACACGCTGCCGCTGTTTCGCCGCACCGATCCAGCGACGAGCAAGGCCGCAGCAGAGAGCGTCAAGGCGTTCGCAGGCGAGCACCACGCGGCGATCCTTGAGGCGCTGTCGCACGGGCCGGCTGGGGCGTCAGGCATCGCGGCTCGATGTGGGCTGCTGCCGCATCAGATCGGCAAGCGGATCAACGAGCTTGCACGGGCTGGCAGGATCGTTGAGACGGGACGAGTGGTGACGAGTGCGAGTGGACGTGGCGAGAGGGAATGGCAACGAAAGGAAGCTAACCATGACTGTTGCTGAATTGCTGAAGAACCATCCGGCCGCTGATGCTTGGCCGATGATGGATGACCAACGCTACGAAGAACTGCGAGCCGACATCCAAGCCAACGGGCAGCGCGAGCCGATCACGCTGTGCGACGGCATGATTCTTGACGGGAGGAATCGCTACCGGGCGTGTGTCGACTTGGACATCGAGCCGCTGACGCGAGACTACGTAGGAGACCCGTGGGCTTTCGCCTGGTCGCTGAACGGAGCGAGACGCGACCTTGAGGCGACTGTCCGCGCGCTAATCTTCAAGCGGTGCGAAGACGGCTCCGCGAAGTGGTCGAAGCGGTTGGCGAAGATTGCTGAGGAAGGTAGCCGGAAGAAGTCTCAGGCTAAGGCAGGCAACCAGAACGCTAGCAAGGAGAAAACAATGGTGGATCACGATGATCCACCATTGAAATCCGAGAAGAAGCACGTCGCCCGCGAGGCCCGTGCTGCTGACGCAAAGGTTTCGCCTGCCACGATGGCCCGCGCCGACCAGATCGCCAAGCGGCCCGACCTTGAGAAGAAGGTTGTTGATGGCGAGATGAAGCCAGCTGAAGCTCTACGTGAGATTCGGTCTGACAAACGCCGCAAGGAGTTGGAGCAGGCCGCCGAGGCTGCGAAGGCAAGCCACTCCTCGGACCGCCCGTTTTGGTCGCTGTTAAACATGGACGTGCTCGACGGCCTTGAAGCTGTCCGGGACGAGCACGGCCCGGCACGACTCATCTTCACTGACCCGCCGTACAACATCGGCATTGACTACGGCGAGGGCGAAAAGGCTGACCTAATTACGCCCCAAGCGTACATGAAGTGGGTGCGTCAGTGGTTCAGCCTGTGCTGGGACTGCCTCGCCGACGACGGCTCGATGTGGGTCATGATCGGCGACGAATACGCAGCCGAATACTGCACTGAACTCAAAGCCACAGGCTTTACGGTTCGGTCGTGGATCAAGTGGTACGAGACGTTCGGGGTGAACTGCTCAAACAAGTTCAACCGGACGAGTCGGCACATCTTCTATGCCGTCAAGGATTCCTCCTTGTTCGTGTTCAATCCCGAGCCCGTGACAAGGCCCAGCGACCGCCAGGCCAAGTACGGCGACAGTCGAGCCGCTACTGGTGGAAAGATTTGGGATGACGTGTGGCAGATCCCTCGGCTGACGGGAACCTGCGCCGAGCGGATTCCAGATTTTCCCACGCAGCTGCCGCTGGCCTTGGTGCAGCCGATCGTTCTGTGTGCGTCGATGCCTGGCGACCTTGTTGTTGATCCGTTCAACGGCAGCGGAACGACGGGCGTGGCTGCTATCCGCAACGGCAGGAAGTACGTCGGCATCGAGAAGAGCGAGAAGTTTGCGGACATGGCGACCATGCGATTGGAGGCGACATGACCGAAAACGAACTGCACCTGTGTTGCGCCATCCGCCGTGCCGATCTTGGTGGCGGCGACAGGCCAACTTCAGAACAAAGACGACGCGCAGCAACTGCTGTCGTCTCGGAATGGCTGAACTTAACAGGCGATACGCTTTTCCCTTTCACGATTGACGACATCGAGCGTTGGAGCATCACCCTTCGCAAGAGCCCAGACGCAAAGATCAAGGTAGACATCGCGCTGGCCCACGGCACTGAGTGCTACTTCAAAGGGCGTGGCAAAGGTCCGTGCTCTGAAGACGTTGAGGCCGGCCATATCGTGCAGCGATGCAAAGGCGGGCCTCTGACTGTTGAGAACGGTCAGATTGAGTGCCGTGCTCACAACAACCAGCGGCGTGAAATGTCCATTGAGGACTATCTCAAGAGCAGCATGACGACTGACTCGCAACCTGTGCTTGTTTAGAGGAGCGCCAAGGATGGCCGGTGAGTGGCTGAAAATGCGACACGACCTTGCGGACGACCCTGCTGTCATCCGCCTAGCCGACATCGTGCAGCTGGACGACGACGCCGTCATTGGCAAGTTGTTCCGTCTGTGGTCGTGGGCCGACAGGCACACGCACGACGGACACGCTGACGGCATCGGGATTTCGTGGGTTGACCGTTTGGCGAAGTGCCAGGGCTTCGGTGCCGCCCTTGTCAGGGTGGGCTGGCTGGCCGAAACAGGCGAGGGACTGAGCTTCCCGCGTTTCGACCGGCATTGCAGC